AAGAAAGACATCATCTATTATTAGATTATTTAAGTCTGCGTTATAAAAATCTCAATGAATTAAATAGTCCAGACATTGCAATGGAAACTAAAAATGGTTCTTTATTAATATTTCCATCTTCTACAATGCACAGGGTAGCACCAAATCAATCTGAAAATTGTAGAATTTCTATTTCTTTTAACACATGGTTTAGCGGTTTAGTTGGAGACAAAGCTAGACTAACAGAATTAATTTTACATGAGCCAAAAAACAAAAATTAAAGATTACGTATTTGTTGGTAACTATCTCACACCTAAAGAATGTGATCATTGTATTAAGCTATATGATACAAAAAAATGGGTTCCACATGTTTGGTATAATGTTGAGTCAGATACTTCTAAAGAAAATAATACAGATTGTAATGTAGCAAACACAGATATAAATTTTGATGACATATTAATTCCTGCTATTCGAAAAGCTTTAATTGATTACGTAAAAAAAATATCCAAAGAAAGAATATTTAGTAAAATAACACCTATAAGATTAAATAGGTATGGTGAGGGCAAAGATATGAAAACACATTTTGATCATATACATTCAATATTTGATGGTAAAGATAAAGGTATACCTATTTTAAGTATGGTTGGGTTACTAAATGACAACTTTACGGGCGGAGAATTTTACGTTAATGGTCAAAACATGAAATTAAAGAAAGGAGATATTATAATATTTCCATCTAATTTTTTATACCCACATGAAGTTAGAACTATAAAAAAGGGAGAAAGATATTCATATGTCAGCTGGGCGTTTTAAAATAGTTATTGTTGGAGGTGGTTCTGCAGGATGGATGACAGCAGCTACGTTAGCTAAAGCGTGTCCTGATAAAGATATTACATTAATTGAAAGTCCTAATATTCCAATTGTTGGCGTGGGTGAAAGCACACTTGGTCAAATAAATAATTGGCTAGGTTACATGGGTATTGAAGATAAAGAATTTATGAAAGCTACCGATGCTACATATAAACTTAGTATACGTTTTCAAGATTTTTATAGAAAAGGTGGTGGTCATTTTCATTACCCTTTTGGAGAAGCAGATACCAGAGGAGCTGAAAACGATACTAATAATTGGATAGACCATAGAATGATGGAAGGTAACACTGAACCTGTTCACACCTATGCAGAATGGTTCTACACAAACATGTTGTTAGTAAACAGCGGTAAGTTATGTGAAAACCCATTAGAAAAATTACCTATGTTTAATTTTAAACAAGACGTTGCATATCACTTTGATGCAGTAAAATTTGGACAGTATTTAAAATCTAACTGGGCTTTAAACAAAGGAGTTAAATATATTGTAGGTGACGTTACTGATACCATGACAGATGAAAACGGTATCAGAGAAATAATGATAAATAAAAATCAAACTATATCTGCTGATTTATTTATAGATTGCACAGGGTTTAAATCATTATTATTAGACAAAGCTTTAAAAGAACCTTTTGAAAGTTACGAGGATATACTTCCTAACAACTCTGCTGTTGCAGCAAGAGTGCCGTTTATAAATCAAAGAAAACAAACAGTGCCATATACAAATTGTGTTGCATATGACAATGGTTGGATTTGGGAAATACCATTATGGACACGAATGGGTATGGGTTATGTGTATTCAGATAAATATATATCTGATGAACAAGCTAAAATAGATTTTAAAGAATACCTTAAAAAAGGTAATCATCCAATTGACAATGTAGAGTTTAGAACTATTAAAATGAGAGTTGGAGTGCACAAAAGAATATACTCTAAAAATGTTTGTGCAATTGGTTTAGCTGCTGGCTTTATTGAACCTTTAGAAAGTAATGGTTTGTTTACTGTGCATGAATTTTTAATGCAGCTAGTAAGAATACTACAAAGACACTCTCCATCAAGATTTGATAAAGATGCATTTAATTGGAAATGTAAATTAATGTTTAGAAATTTTGCTGAGTTTGTAGCCATGCATTATGCTATGACTCAAAGGGATGATACTAAATATTGGAGAGATGTAAAAGATAGAGAATATTGTAGTGATTTATATAATTTAAAATCAAGCGGATTAAATGGTTTTATGGACACTGTTTGGAAAAGATTTGAAAGGTATTGGTACGACCCTAGTTTTGGTGGATTAGATTGTATAGCTCATGGTATGCATTGGTTTCCCACAGATGAGATGAGTATTAAACACGCTTTAGCTTGCAAAGACACTACATTTAGAGATGACGGGATAAAACTTGGTAAGAAACAAATTTTTAACATAATTAAAACAAAAGAAAAAATTATAAAAGACTGGCCTAAATATTTTGATTTTTTAAAAACATATATATACGGTGACGTCACTAAAATAAAGATAGGAAAAAAGAAATGAAAATGAAACCTTTAGATAATACTATTAAAATTTATGATGGTTGGATGTCTGAAAAAGACTGTAATATGTTTGTTAAAGTATATAAAAATTTAGAAGAAGCAGGTTTTACTTCTCAAAGAAGACAATACAATAAAGTAGACAAAGAAAGCATAGCGGAAGACACACAGGTTGCTCTGCATGAAGCTATCTATGAAAATGGAGAACATCAAATTCCATACGGAGCTATTCTATCAAAAACATTTGTAGAGTCTTATTTTAAAGGACCTCATGAAGATTATATGAGAAATTTTTCAATATTAAAAAATTATGATTTTCACACAATTAAATATTTAAAAATTCAAAAAACAATGCCGGGCCAAGGTTATCATAGTTGGCACTCTGAAGATGGAAGTAAGAAATGGGACAAAAGATTGTTTACATTTACCTTGTATTTAAATGATGTTGAAGAAGGTGGAGAAACAGAATTTTTATATCTTAGTCGAAGAATAGAAGCTAAAATGGGTAGACTGGCTATATTTCCAGCTAGCTTTGAATATGCACATAGAGGTAATCCACCATTATCTAATGAAAAATATATCCTTACCGGATGGGTTGAGTGGGGATAGAATGTTGAAAATTCTTTAAATGTAGTGTATTCCTTGATAAAATATAGGGATATACATGTTACAAAAAATAGGTTTTTTACCCGGATTCAACAAACAAGTGACACCAACTGGAGCTGAGAGTCAGTGGACAGGAGGTGAAAATGTTAGATTTAGATATGGCACACCAGAAAAAATAGGTGGTTGGAATCAATTAGGAGCATCCAAATTGACTGGCTCAGCCAGAGCCCTACATCACATGGTTAATAGAGACTCTATAAAGTTTGCTGCAATAGGCACTAATAGAATTTTATACGTGTATACGGGAGGGGTTTATTATGACATACATCCCTTGGTCAATCCATCAGGAACAGCTATTACAAACTGTTTTAGTACGGTCAACGGAACTCCTACAGTAACAATGGATTTTCCTAGTCCCCATGGATTTAGTCCCGGAGACATTATTTTATTTGGAGATACATCAACAATAACAGCTCCAACAAATTCTAATTTTACAGTTTCAGATTTTGCAAATAAAAAATTTATGGTGGCTACAACACCTAGTACGACCACGTTAACTTTAACAATGCCTTCAAATGAAACAGGTTCAGGCGCAGTTAATTCTGGAGCTTGCACATATTTTCAATATTATAGAGTTGGACCTGCAGAACAAGTTGGTGCATTTGGTTGGGGTATTTCATTATGGGGTGGTACGAACACAGCTTATGTAACAACAACTTTAAATGGTGCATTAGCTGATGATACAAATGGAAATAATGGATCTGCTACTGAAATCACACTTACAAGCACGACTGGTTTACCGACATCTGGTACAAATTCCATAACAGTTGGCATTGTGGGCAATCCAACAACTAGCGAATTAATAACGTACACAGGTGTTTCAGGAAATAAAATTACAGGAATCACCAGAGGAGCAAGTGGTTCTACAAGACAAGCACATTTAAATGGAGCGACAGTTTCTGATAGCTCTGCTTGGACGGGATGGGGAACGGTTGCAGCTAACACCGATACTGTAACAGATCCGGGACTGTGGTCTTTGGATAATCTAGGTGGCACATTAATAGCATTAATTCATAACGGTGCTTGTTTTCAATGGGACTCAAACGCAGCTAATGCAACAGCAACTAGAGCCACAATCATAACAGGTGCGCCAACCGCATCTAGAGATATGATTGTATCTACACCCGACCGTCACTTAGTTTTCTTTGGTACAGAAACAACAATTGGAGATACGTCTACACAAGATGATATGTTTATAAGATTCTCATCTCAAGAAGATATAAACACTTACACACCTACAGCAGAAAATACTGCTGGTACACAAAGACTGGCCGCCGGATCACGGATCATGGGAGCTGTTCTTGGTAGAAATGCAATATATGTTTGGACAGATACATCATTATTTACTATGCGTTTTGTTGGTCAACCATTTACATTTGCTTTTGAACAAGTTGG